GAAAGATCTCATTTGGTTTGATGGTGAAATTATCGAATGTCTACGTGGTAATCCTTCTGGATGGAAGAACACCACCGAGGACAATTGTATAAGACACCTCTTTATCAGATGGTTTCATTTTACTTATACAATGAAACAATCCAAAGATTATTTCTGGAAGCACGTGTTTCTACGAATCTTGTCGGATGATTCACTTTGTGTCGCTGATGAGAAATTATTGGCGGAAAAGGATTTGAACTACAGTTACACTACGTGGAATACTGTTTACAAAGGATATGTGAAACCGTTAACTCGAGACATAACAGCCACGACTTACCTCGGAGGCACGTTTACTGAAAAGGGTGGTAAAATTCGTTATACCATCTCTAAGGCGAAAGCTTTTTGGTCTTCGTGCAACCGTGGTAAGCTCACTTTGAGTGAATTTGCGAATAAGCTTTTCTCGATCGCCTGCTTGATAGCAGACGACGAGGAAATTTTTCGTGAATGGTTGGAGTTTATCGAGCCTTATGGTATTCCCATTGATGTGAACAAAGCCCGTTATAGCTGCTGGTCTTCGTCGCATTGGCACGGATTTTTCCCACAGAAGTGGTTTTTCTTCTGGCAGTGCATGTACTAAAAGGGAGGCGCCTGGTTCCGGGTTAAAACGTACATACGAGGACCTTTGTTCCAAATCACCAACTAAATCTTCTACTTTTAATCTATCCAAAATGACAGCAGGGAAAAATGCACAGAAAAAGGCGGCAGCGAAGGCTGAAGCCAAGCGTGAGGTCACTAAATACGTGAACAATTCCCAAGTTAGAACCACAAATCCCCAATTGCCAAAACTCATGAATAAAGCGATTATTAAACCGCCTAAAACTAGGGTTAATTGGTACTTGATGGAATTGTTGGATCCTACTCTTTGGGATGAAGCGATGGCCCATGGTCTTCGTGGAATCCCTGACTTTTATTCCCACCGCAACCACGTTTTTGTTAGTCGTACTGTGCTCGATCTTGATACTAACATGTTCGATTCTAATGGTCGTTGCAATGTTATTGCTCGCCCACAGCCTCGAAATCATCTTAGCATCTCCGGCACAGGTGCCACTACTCAATCGACTTTCGGTATAGCAACGCTTAAAAATGTCGCTGGGTCACTTCGGCAGTTGGACATAGATCCTAGCACCCCTCTCGTTGAACGCTTTCTTGGGACCAACCGGTTCCCCAATTTAGCCGTTTTCGAGATTGCTTCGACTGGTACTTTGCCAAATACCTTTTCCGACACTGTTAAGCTTCACGGAAAATTCGTCAGTGAAACCACTCCCCCTTCTTCTCATTTTAAGAATTTCTCATATGCCATTACCCCCTCTGCTACTAATAGCGTCTCGATCTCGTTGAATTTTGCGCCAGCTACGGTTGGTGGCAGCGTTCAACTTGAAGTTGACGTTCCAGGAGGAACTCGCGTCCAGGCACAGGCAATCAATATCGGAGACACTGCTGCTACTATCGCAGTGACGCTCAACGCTGTTGATGACTCATTTAGCAATATTCGCATCATTAATAACTCTGGAGGTGTTCTTCACTTCGAGACTATTAATGTTACTGCGATATTTGATATCCCCACGCAGCATACCCTCATGAGAGGGCATGATTGTCAGAATTACCAGCGAATCACTGAAGATTTCAGTGCAGTCCGTTGCGTTGCGGGATATTTATGGGTCAAATACAGAGGTGATCTCACCAAGAATGGTAGCATTGCTGGTGCCCTTATTGATTCACTTTCCACCCCTTCCGCTGATCGTATCACAAGTTATAATGACATCGCAGCTCTTCTCCACGCCTATGAAGGTAGTGCGACAAGTGGCTGTTACGGAGTTTGGTGCCCCATGAATCCATCTGACACGAATTTTCATTCGATTGATGATGAGTACGAGGCACCTTATCTCAGTTTCGGCCTCGATGTTAACGATGTCGCAGCACAGAATTTCCGTGTTGAAGCTTTCTTTGTTTGGGAAGGTCTGACTCAGTTGCAGACCTATGCCCCCGAACCTGGAAGTGTTGATGTTATGATGATGAATGATGCGTTTGAAAAGTTGTCACATTTTGACAAGGTGATGTGTAATGATTCCCACTTGCGTACTATTTCCCGCTTTTTAAGCGGTGGTTATACGCGCGCAAAAGGAATGCTCACATCAGCCTTCCAAGATCCGGCGACTCGGGAAGGGGTCATGAGAGGTGCAGAACTGGTGGCGAACATGGGTTCGATGTATCCAGCTGCTTCCGCAGCTGCGAGGATTTTCTTAAATTCCCTTAAAAATTTGTGAAGGAATACGCGCAGAAT